ACTCTTCATCCTTAACCTGACTTAAGTAAGGATTCTCTATACGATCCTTCTTAGAGAATACAGAAGGAATCTCATAGATATCCAGTTTTTCAACAAACCAACTCATTATTCCTCCACAATGCTAGCTGAATGAGCAACAACTAACTTACACCAGTTTAGAAAACTATCTTCTGATAAGTGCCCTTTCATTAAATTAATTTCCTTGTGAACCCACTGGACATTGCCGAGAGTATATGGCTTGGTAGAATCAATGCGATCTAAAGATGCAGTCGCTGATGTCTCTGTTTTTTGAGATACAGCGAAGTAGAGTTCAGCATTCGTCAAAGCGCACTTCCTTTCTTGCAATAAAAAGAGGTCCCACAATTGTTCAATTGTCAAATCAAATTCTATCAACCTTCTAGTGGCATTTCTTTTGATATTAGCGAATCTGGTGCCAGAGATTTCATTATAGCCTCCCCACTGCAAAGAGTCGAGCCCAGTTTGATAGCGAGCACAACCACACGACTTAACATTATAGTCAGATAGCAAGTGGCTAGCAGGCACTATCTTGGTATTTCCACAATCGCACTGACAACACCAATAAGACCCAGGCTGACTGCCCTTCTCTGTCCTATCGGCACGCCGAAGAACAGTTAGTTTCGAGAATCTCTTTCCTAGAAAGTCTAGGTCTTGATGTCCCCTCTTTCTGTAAGAGCAGCATAAGCAACATGTTGAAGCGCCATTTCTCAACTCACATAAACGAACTTCAAACAAGAAACCACAACTGCACCTACACAATGCTTTACGAATAAACTTAGACCCTTTGACACCATACCAAACCTCAGGTTCAATCTCCTCAACAACAGTCCAGTCTCCAAACTGTTGTCCTATAGCAACTTCTATTCTTTTCATTAGACATTTATCTCCAGATATAAGTAGGGGCGCCCGAAGGCGCCCCTTATCATACATCAAGACTGATTAGAATATCAACATCGAGACTATTAGAGCACAGCCGACAGGTCGGCATCTGCTGCGATCTCTTCGTCGACGTCTAGCGTCGCGGCCTTCACAGTCCCGTCCCAATAGTTTCGGGCCAACTTCACATTCTTCATCACGCCAACGCCCTGACCCTCATTCGCTACCGCGAATGCATAACGCTCACGAATCTTGACCTTTACGGTCTCATCGACTTCGTCACGCCACTCGACCTGAACGGGATCTTCATCCACCAGGAGGAACCCAACGTTACCAGAACTGAGCATGAAGATATCTCCAAGCTGAGTCTCGGGATCGTAAGGAACTAGAGGAGAGACAAGGATCTGGAACGGCCATGGGAAGTATCCGGGAATAGCAGGCGTGGCAGTCATGCCATGCTCACGACCCTCGACACCAGTCGGCGTCTCTCCCGAAGGAGTTCCACCAGGAACGATCGTGTTACCACGAGTTGGCCCCTGCGCGCCCATCGAGCCGTTGCTCCAGGGATCAAGAGGACCAGCCTGCCCGCCCCACTTCTGGAAGTACGCTCCACCACCATGAGCTAGCATCATGTTACGAAGAACAGGATCTTGTAGCCATAGGTAGAAGAATAGAGGGTTGATAAGAAGAGTATCCGCCGGGAAACCTTCCTCATTCATAAAAGCCATACCCTTGAAGAGGTCATCCATCGTAGGCGAACCGTTCGCAGCCATATCAAGGCCACGTCCGGTGCATACACCGAATGCCGAAGTCGCAGGCGTCACGTTATTGAATAGCTCAACTCCCAATTCCTTGAGGAAAGAAACAGCCTTCTGCTCCTTATGACGAATCAGAGCCTTACGCATAAGGTTTAGGTTCATCGCCATGATATCCCAGGTACTGTAGCGGAGAGCTTCATCAGTAAAGCTGGCAGCAATACCAGACTTTCCAATCTGAGCAACCTGCATACCAGAACCCACCTGGAAATTCACTTCTGGATAGGTCTGACCTTCCTGAACATCACCAGCCGTCACTGCACCCATCGCACCAACGAGGATGCGAGTATCAAGGCCCTTAGCCATAATACGAGTGAAGAGCGGAGTGATAGTCATGAGAGGCTCTACAGGCTCACGAAGGATTATCTCCATCGAAGCTTGTAGGAACGGACGAATCTCACTAGCCGTTACGGCATCACGAGGCTTCAGCGCACTCTCAACGAAAGTCTGCCAATCAAGATTCTGGCTCTTACCTGGAACGCGCCCACCACTTCTGATGAGATCGGCCAAATACTGTCCGGCTTCCCGCTTGGAATCAGGGAGAACTACTTCGCTACCATCTGTTAATCTTAGTTTCATAGTAGTCTCCATTAAACTCTAAAGTTAAACACAACAAGTTCATCTGCCACTGTCTCGCCAGAGAGGGTAATCGCATCCGAATAACCCAGAGTAGCCGAACCAGGCATCTTCATCGCCGCCGCAGCACCGGAAATATTCCATGCCGTCTTCACACTAGCCAGAAGGCCGCGAGGCTCATTCTGAAGTTCAAGAACGCGACCTACGATTTCTTGGCCAGCCGAAATCTGTGCTGTAGAAGCCACAATATAGTTGCTTCGCTCATCTACAGCAACGAAATCGCCAGGCTTCACAACATCGCCCATGAAATGAGGATAACGCTGAGTCGTTGCAAGACCAGTATCGTAGTTATAGAAAGTCACAGCAACATCTGTATCAGCATCAACCGCCAGAGAGGCCCAAGTCGTACTATGGAGGAACAGAACCCCGACCTCATGGTCTAGGTAGTAATCACCAGCCGTAGTGATCTTATCGGGACCAGAGCGCTTGCGAGTCAGAATATCGATAGTCAGGTGGTCGTGAGAAAGTGGAGTACGTTCAGTTTCGGGAGCAACATCCTGCTCGGAGAAACCAAGAGCTACAACCGGAGAAGCAGCAGTAAGAATTCCACTATAACGTGCCAACTGAGAAACGTTTGTTGCATTCCAGAACTCGCCTGGGCCAACCGACTCTCCAGCAGCATAGGCCTCCGTAACCAGAGCGCCAGCATCAAACGTATCTACCGTCGAACCAGCAGTAGCATGAGGCACCTTTAGCTGACCTTCCGTCCAGAAGGAAATCAGATGCTGCTTGCTATAGTTGGTGTAGAACTGATCACCATCCTCAGGACGTCCCGACCATACATAGACATCATCATGAGAGAAACCGATTGGACGACTAATCCAAGCATCGATAACTTCCTGACAACGAGCAAGTGTATCAGGAGGAACAGTCGAAACTTCTTGATCAAGAACAAGTCCACGCTCTAAGAGAGCATCGGCTACGTCATTAATCGTATAGGTGACAGCCGCTGTAACACGCTCACCTGTCGTTATATCTGTAACTCCCCAAGAAACATCCGTAGAAGTGTAGGTAAGACAAACACTGTTGATCAAAGTAAGCGAAGTACCAGTACCACCAAGAGCAAGCCGCATACCTGCAGGAACAATACGTCCCTGACGGTCAAAGGCGACGGCCTTTCCCTTAGAGATAACAAAAGCATCTGTTCCGGCCTCTTGATTTGTCTTTGTGAAGGCGATCGGGAGCCACGCAGCTGGCTTCCATTCACCAGCAGGAGCGCGTACCTCTTTCTGCACAAGTACATTAGGAGTGACGGAATCTAGAATGTCTTCGCGCAGATTCAAATTCGAACCGAAGCGCCGTATAGTCATTTGTAAACTCCTTAATTAAGTAACTGACTGAGATCTAAGCTTGGCGGTAAGTATCTTTTATTAACTTGAAGATATCTATTTGCTGATGCTTTTCCTTCAGTATCAAGAATAGATTGATATGATTCTAATACTGCCTTCGTGAAGCCGTCAAGTTGGCTCGCCACTGGCTTGCCTTCCGAAGAATCGACCGAAGGATTCTCTACAGGTTTTATGTGCTCTAAAGGCTCCTTTGCAGATTCTGTAGTATCTACAACCGTAGAAGCTACACTCTCTTCATCCCTATTATCAAACCAAGCTAACAGTAAATCAAGTTTCTGACTATCATCACTGATATTTAATTCTACCTTTTTCATGGTAACACAGTAGCCAAGCACTTCTGCAAGTTTATCCGAAAGCTGTTCTGCTCGTTGTAACGCTAAAGCATAATCCTCCGTACTTACAATAGGTTTATCTTTACATGAACAGGGCTTAGCGGAATCCTTTTCCATCATTGCCCCGTCACATTTCATCGACTTTCCCTTGCGCTCGATACAAGCCATTATTCGACCCTTATCGCCAGGCCCCTTATAACGACCTATAAGTTTCTTTGCTGCCGTATAGTGAGCACAATCAGGCACCGGAAAACTTCTTTCCGGTCCACAGAAAGCGGAACCCTCTAAATTCTCCCGCTTCTCGGTAGAAAGTTTGGCATCTTCTGGCACTAATGCCTCTAGAGCTAGATCGAGTAAATACCAGTCGACTTCAACTTCAGGCTGAAACTTCTCGACAATTGCATCTACTACAGCAGATAACTGCTCTTTCACAGCGTCTCCAAGCTTAATAGAGTCGATTAGACTACGGGTGATTACAACGTCTTCGTCAGTAACAAGACAGAAAGACTTCTCGGCGCAACAAACTCCTGAATCAACTCCATCAGTCCAAGGAGTCCCACCCATTGCTAAGAACATCGCATTTAACGAACTAAAGAACGAAACAGCATCAGTCTTCACTTCTGTCTCAACTACAGTGTCAACTTGAGTAATGACTTCAGTCTCTGCATCAGTAGAGACAACTATCGGAACCTCTTCTACCTGGACAACAGTCTCCTCAAGAACAACAGGAGCCTCCTGTGAGTCCATAGACTTGTGTTTGTACTCTTCGCTCATCATTCCCTTGCTATCAAAATGGTCCATTCGACCATTAATCAAAGAACCTCTAAAGTCCTTCGCCATCGCAATATCATGTAAAGCTCCATGAAGCTTAAAGATATCTGTTGGGATCGAATGCATCGGCTGCTCTTTCTCATCGTAAGGTAACGACCAGTCGTATTCATGATGCAGCGCATCATGAATTCTAATAAGCCACATTGTCTCAACTTGAGTTGTGCCATTAAGTGCATCTATCAAGTCGAGGCCAAGAAGGTTCTCACGGTAAGCCTTAATAAGTGTTTCAACATCAAGTGTTTGTAAGTCTTCTAGTTTTAACATTCCATCTCCCGAACTCACAACCGAATCAGTACAGGAATAAGCTTCATCAGTTAGAGTAAGAGTATTCCACCCTTCCTCTAAGGAGTCGGCAGTAGCTAACTGCATATGACGAACAATACTATTATCATAAGCAGGAGTATTAACGACAGAAGCCTCCTGACCTTCAAAGATACCAGTCATGAAAACCGCTAGGTTACCCTCTTCATCCATCGAACCAGGTCGATGTTCACAGATTTCGCCCTTGTGCCACTCAGAACCATCCACCATGCAGATAAGCTGGTCGGTTACTGAGCCTGCACTAAAAGTCATATAAGATTGATTCATAAACTTTTCTTGTGCATCGGCATCAGTGATCTTCGCTGTAGCGACAAGCTTAGAAAGTCCAGGCCACTTCTTGTCAGCAAGGAGGTCATACTTCTTCATCGTCTTGTAAATATTTTTAGCACTACGAGAATCAAAAGCGCGCTTAACATCAATAAGCGCAGCAGGACTACCTAAATGATCAAGAGCTTCTCTTTCTAAAGAAACCCACTTCATATCGACTATACGACCAATAGGATCCTTTCCCTGATCATGATATACGAGAATAGGTTTTGGATAGGGCTGCGTCCACGAAGATACCCCAGCTTCCTGACTCTTTGGCTGATAGATACGATTATTGATACGCTTCCCGCCCGCGCTTAAATCAAAAGTAATCAGCAAGCTCTTACTGCTCTTAAGATCCTTGCCTTGAGCATCTACTTGTATAGCAGGGTCATGGCTTACCTTAATGAAGTCATGCAAAAGAATATTGTCACTCATCAGAACCTCTAGAAGTATTTAATTTGGGTAGCAATGTATTTGCTAAAGTATTAAGTGAGATTCCGTAGGATTGCAGCTCTTTATACTGAGACAGAACCGTCTCAGTCCACTGTAGAATGTCCCTAGAATCTATCTTAGAGTCTACCTTGATAATAATAGTACAGTCGCCATAGGTCAAGTTAACGTCTCTAGTTAGTTTCGGACCAGGCCTCGTACCGCTTTGATTCGAAGGCCGTGCTTTAGAAGCACTACTTCTCCGACTCCCCGTAGAAGCTGAGTTTGAAGGTCTCCCAGTAGATTTAGCCTTAGCAGCAGCCGCTGCTTGCTGCTTAGCAAACGTCTTCTCTTTATTAATGGCTTCCGGAGTAACTGCAGAGGTAGGAGACGCAGCAAGCGTCTCTCCAGCCGCCGATCCAGGTACCATAGACTTAAGAAGCGCAAGAGGTTCTTCGTATTTCTTATAATACGTATCCTCCTCATCTTCATCAGTCATCGGAGCATACCCAAGAGCCTTACGTACTTCTGTATGGGTTAAAACCTTATTAGCAAACAACTGTATTTGATTATTCTCGAAAGCTAAACGCTCGCCTTTATCGATAATACCAAACCTGATAGAGACTTTCTGCTCTGGATCAAGTGGATCAAAACCTCCTTCCAAAAGGAGTTCGTTTACCACATAGAAATCAAGGAATATCTTCATCGTATGCTGGAGGAACTCAACATCCATCATGAGTCCCTTCGATAACGTGCTGGCCGTACTCCTGTTGGAGTCCCCACCATCACCCATGTCAATGGGAGAGACTCCAATTGCAGCAAAGACACGCTTCTTGAAATACTCTAGGTAAGCCTCAATACGGAGAGCCTTAGACTCAGAGCCAACTGCCTCAATCTTATGACGATGGTCTGAAACGTATATACCGCCAGCAGGCATGTACTCAACTGTCTTTTTTACGAAGTCTGTTTCTTTAGAACCGTCAGGAGCAAAACGCTCTGGAAACTGATCAGTTCCGACTGTGTAATGGAAAACAGGAAATAGATTCGTTTCTATTAACTCTTCAACGTTATCTTCGATTCTTCTGAGTAAAGCTATATCATCTAAAGCTGCCCATAACTCAGGAGTACCAACAGAGAAACCAGGAAGACGATTTGTATAAAAGTGAATGATATCGACCGGCTTCCACTCTCTACGTTCCCCGTCTTCAAGTTTTTGCCGAACCTTCTTGATCTCACCACCAACCGTATGCTTCAACTCCAAGGTCTCGAACGGCATAACGAAATAACCAGCTACTGGTTCTAACAGTACGCCACTGATATCTGTTCTGACTTTACCAGAACTCAACTCAGAGCCACGAACCTTGGCCCACATACAGTTATTGAAACGAGTTAAATCATGTACTGTTCTTTCTAAAACGATGTCAAACGGAGTGTTGGTTGCAATCTCCATCTCTCCCAGGCGACGCTTAATATACTGTAAGGGTTCATCTGTCTTGCAGACCCATTCGTAACCTGCAAGCATAAAGCGATCAACTTTCTTACGTATTGCCTTTCCTAAGAAGGTGTCTACGCCTTGCGCAACCTGAATCTCCTTGAAGTCATATTCAGGACGAAACCAATTACCTCTATGATGCTTAGTATAGTGGATGGTCTTGTCTAGAACCCTCTTCTTAGGAGAAACGTCTAGAGGTTTGCTCCTTGGAGCATCCTTCGGCGCAAAGATCCTATCTAAAGCTTTTTCGAAGCCATCTAACATATTAGCTTCCCTTACTCTGTAGATCTGAAATCCACTGATCTATTAACTGAGAGTCTAAATTACTTCTGTTTGAAGTACAAGTTCTAATTCGACCAATTACATCAGGTCCATTCCTAATCAAAAGTTCTGAAGGCAGAGCCGGAGGCGCCTCAACAGTCAGTCGATCCCCAAAACGAGTCCTTAATTGCTGCTCAAGCACCTCGGGATTCTCTTCTAGCATTGTACACCAATCGGTAACATCAGGGTTAAGCCGAAGCATTCTGATTATCATCATTACAAAACTAATCATATCCGTAATGAAGAGCATCACGCCCAGATTATTGATATTCAGCGACAATCCTCCACCCACTAAATCCTTAAGAGAGTCTAGCGCCCGGAGAATATTCTCCATAGTCTCCTTCAACCACCTAAAAGCTTCACCAACTGGAATAATTAACTTTTCTAGAAAAGTAGAGTGTGGAAAATTAGGATCACGAAGAGCCTCAGACAAGTCTATGTTCTCAGTAAGAACGAAACCAGAAAGAATAGGCGTAGAACCCTCACGGCGATCCTGAGAACTTGTACGCTGAGACGTCTCAAGCTCTCCAATGCTAGCTCCATGAGTAGGACTGAGGCTGCCAGCAGAGATAGACTCAGTATCCCAACTAATGTCTTTTATCAACCAGTCTAGGCTAGTTCCATCTTTGACCTGACTCTTGAAAACGCTAATGTCTTCTTTAATAGTGTGCGGAAAGGCTCTCAACTCTCTCTCTAAAGCATTAGCTGTGCGCATTCCAGACAGAGCACAATCCAATGGAGCAGCAGCAATATTGAAGATATTCTCTACCAACGTAGAGAGTCCTTGAACGATAGCATTTAGAATAGGACCAATAATCGTAGTCCAGTCTAGCTTAATCTTCAGTGTATTGTTCAGATACTTCTTCAACAGTAATTTAAGTGACATCAGGAGCATAATAAGGTCCTGTATACACCAACTACTAAAGAAATTCATTGCCTGACAAATGTCTTTTAGGGTATCGAACGGATTGATTCTAGCGGCCAGTCCATCGAGAGTGGCATTGAGCTGATCAAGAAAAGCATCGATAGGTCCCATTAAGGAAAGCGGCTGTAATTGCCAGTCAGCTCGCAGTCTTAAAGAACAGCCCAAACAATCCTCTATATAACGTCTAGCAAATGCTCCAGCATCCTCGGCATCGGGATCGTCAGAAAGCAGATCCAGTATATCTACGTCAGTAACCCGACTGATACCTTCTCCTCTTAACCTCTCTACAGACTCTGAAAGGCCGTGTTCAGGAGGCTGTTCCGTTTCATCCAATCCATCTCTAGCATCTCGCAGACCTTTTAGAGAATCGTCAGCAAAGTCCAATATACCTTCAGAGATTACTAAAGGAGCATTCGCTGTTGCTAAGATATCCTCCCTACGACCATTACGAAGTAAAGACCTATCATATTCATCTAGTACCATAGAGAGATTTTCATACGCCATAGGATCGGAAATATCGATATTCATTAGGCTTCCTCTAGGTCAACTAGATCTTTATAAACCTTACTGCCATCTTTACCCTGATCAAGAAATGATTTGTAAATCAGAGCCCTTCTTCTTGCTTCAAAGTCATCGGTAAGATTAATGCCAATAAACCCGGTCGGATCTGCTAGCGCAAGTATCTCGTGAATTACACGATAGAAGTCTTCCTTATAGACAAAGTCCCTGCCAATCTTAGGAAACAGCTTTTCGTAAGTCTCTTCCATAATTGCAGAAGGATCGAGTTCATCACCATTGAACTGTCTACGAAGAAACCCACTCATTCTTCCTCTCCAGAAAGATAACCCTGAATCTCAGTCTTCTCAAGCAGAGCCTTAGCCTTCAACATATCTAAATACATATTATACGTAATAGTATCCGTCTTTATGCCAAAAAGCTTCTTGATTGCCCTTCGAATACGTGGCTTGTGACTAATATCCATCGTAAAAGAGAATTCCTTCCCAGAAATGCTATTACTTGGCTGTACTGCTTCATGAATTTGCCCACGAATCCTACCAATCTTCTCTTTAGTTGCTACAATCCTGGCTAGAGTTTTATCTATCTGTTCACTAATTGCTCTCGACTCTTCTACCGTGAGAGGGACGGGCACCCCATTAACATTTGGAACAGAGTCCAGAGTAATCGCAGGTATCTTGGAAGTGCCAACTGACTCTACTTCTACGGTAATAAAATCAGCAACATCTACCTGCTCGGGTAGAAAGTTTGGATTATATAGTCCAGTAGAAAGCCCTCTTGGTAAGGAGGGCTCCTTTATCTTCTTAGCCATTACCCACCAACATTGCGTTCAAATGAACTAATTCTAATAGTCTGGTTCAGCCGCCTCTGTGCAGAGGTGTTTCCAGGACAATAGACTCGCACCCAAATAGGATGATATGTAAACGTATCTGCTAGCAAAGTACTTCCTATATCTGGCAACTCTAACAATCCATTAGGTAATACAGTATCCCATTCCGCTTCAGTTGGTTGTCTATTTCCGTAAAGAAGCTTAATGCCCCAACCAGTACTACCAAACTGACCCATGTCGTCGTAATTGGATACTACCACAGAAGCTACTATATTCGTATAGTACTTGGAGACGTCATTATTACGTAAATAGACGAGTTTCTCCTCAGAGCCACCTAAATGACCATTGTGAGTAGTCTTAAGTACATCTGCCGTCGCATAAAGGACTAGTCCATCATCGTAGAACTTTAGAGCCATCTTACCTTCCTATACGATTGCCGCGATCTTTATTGAAGCCACGAGCACTATTCTTTCGACCACCGAAAGCGAATCCGCCCAACGCAGCACCAGCACCCATAGCATACGCTCTATTAGCTGGATTTTCAAAACCCTTAAGAGCACCTACAGCACTTCCAGTCCATCCTGCAGAAGCTGCACCTGCAGCTCCACCCAGACTGCGAGAGAGATGGCTAAGACCCATTACGCCTCCACCAGCCATAGCGCCATAGACCGCACCATCTGAGAAATTTCCTCCCGTCGCATAACTAGCCGTACCGCCAACAGCAGCACCCATAGCAGTAAGACCGGCTCCAGCTAGGTAATTCATAGAAGTGCCACTAGCAGGAGTCTTCGAGGCAGGAATCGACTTAGATTTTAATCTAGCGCTCGGCCCATATATTTCAGGTTTATCAATTCTACCAAAAGCCAAAGGCCCTCCACCAAACCCAGAAGCTTCTGGCATTCCAAGAGGAACGGAAGCTCCTCCAGCAGCAGGAACCTTTTGAGCCAGGGTCCTTGGTGTAGGATACTTTGGCATAGTTATTCGTGGCGGTGGTACGCCGACACCAAGATCAAAACTGTTTTGACCAGCAGAAATACCAGCGACTCCCTTAGCAATCATTGGTCGACCTGTAGACAAATTAGAAACAGAAGAGGCAGATCCACGATAAGGTTGCGCATCTGCAGCATACCAATTAGACCCCCCCTCCTCTAACCTGGTCCCACCTGGAGGAGGAGTGTAAGTTAACCTCCTCTCCGCATCTGCCCTACCCGTCATCGACTTTTCTCTTTGACGAACTTGCGGTACCGTAGCTCTCACATCACTTGAAAGATAATCTGCTTGTGCCGCAACCCGGCGCATAGCACCGGAAGCAGTACCACCTGAAGGTGGAATAGCAGCTCCTCCTTTAGCCAAGAAACTTAAAAGGCTCATCCTCTACTCCTACGTGTAAGACTTCTATCCCTGCTACCTCTCTTTCGAATAACTCCAAAGGAGGATGAAGGTTCCTTCTGATACAAATGTTCTGTATCATCATCATAACCCTTTTGCTGCTTCATGCGCGATTCCAGAACAGAATATGCACTCTCTGGTTCACGCGACATAAAGTCTCCACGCTTCTTAGCTGCAAGAAATTGCTCCCTACCTGTCTTCTGTTCTTGTCCCAGTAACTTACGGCTTTCAGGAGACCTGTCTCCCTGAATAGAGAAAACCATCGAACTCATATGTACATTCTGAAGTTTCTTTACCAAATCCATTGCCGACACACCTGTATTAAAGTTCTTAGCACGTTGCTCAAGCATCACCCTGGTCAGCAACCCAGGTCTACTATCAGCACCTGTATTAGGAGAATACAAAGACTTTTCTAAGAAGAGTCCAGCTAACGCTAACATTAACGCATCTAGTCTATGGTCTCCAATACGGTCAGACGAAGGACCGTATACCGGTTTATTATTCGAAGCATGTCTACGAAGAATCACATAATTCAGTAACTGATCCTTCAGAACCTTATCCTCTTCAGGAAACCAGATACGTTTTTCTTCAAAAACTCTAATTGTATTCTCTACCAGAAACTCCTTTCCGGTCTTATCAAATTCAACCTGATCAATCGGACTCCTAAGAGTGACCTTCTGTGAAAAGTTAAATGCCTTTAATCGGTCTACTAACTTAGCAGTCTCGACTTCAATCTTATTGGGATTCTCTTTAACACGTAATCGATGACCCTCAAGTTGAAGGTCCTCAATAATATGATGACCATAACCTTCATCTGCATAGATGTAATCAGGCTTCCACTTATAATTTAACCGAATGACCTCTTCCTTAAACTTTACAGAAGAATATTCACCTGCACTAACATTAACAGCCTCAGCCACCCACCAGTGATGCTGGTTAGGATCGTACACAACCACAACGAACTCACTGCCAGCATTCTTGTTCCAGTCGATACCAATAACGGTCATCAGGTCTGTTCTATCTTTTACTCCAGCATTCTTGGACCACCAACGAATATTAGACAAATCAGAATCAGCATACGTATAAGCTCCCATCGCTTCATAGACTAACGAAGGCTTGAATACACCATAAGAACCCTCAATAAAGTGCGCCATAAACTCTGAGGCAAAAGCTTCTCCAGTATTTTCGGCTTCGATATCTCCCTTAATCTTGTCCCAGTGAGGTAAAACCGTAGAAGGATAATAGTCTTCCTTATAGTCAGGTCGCATCAAACAATAGTTGTAGAACTTAGCCCTCTTACCAATAGGCGTACTTGTCGCAATTAAAATAACATTAGGGGTCGTCGCAATAATTGGAAGAACAACACGATCCATAATATCTTCTGGGATCATATCCATCTCGTCTAGATATATGATATCAGCGCCCTGCCCGCGTAAAACGCCTCCACCACTACCATCTTCCCGACTACCTATACCTGATACGAATCCACTAATACGTCCACCGGCCTTAGTCTCCATTCTAAAATAAGGAGACTTAACATACAGACTTCCAGCCGTACCTGTACTTATCTGTTCCTTCAAATACTCATTACGCTTTATTAACTTTTCCATCTCATTGAACAAGTTGTCAATCTGGGCCTGGAATGGTGTGATGATAAGTATTTGAGGTCCTACATAAATAGGTTTACCCTCTCCGTTGACACCACGCTGAAGGACGGTATTGAACAACATGTAGATCAACTTACAAGCCATTCCAAATGATTTACCCGAACGACGACCCATTCGAAGAACAACACGATTACTAGTACAACGTATCTGTTCTTTTTGATACTCTCTAATACGCCAGTCTGGGTCGCCGTCACTAAAGCCAAACATAAGCTCTAGCCAAGCTACTGGATCTATTGAACTCTTCAAATACAAGAGAGCCCTATCCATATCCATCTCTTTCTCAGCTGCAAGCTGATTCAGCAGTTTCCTAGAACCTTGAGGTAGCCCAGCAGGTACAAAAGAGCAGTTTACATTAAAGTCCTTGAGAGAGTCTCCACTCTCTCCTTTGTGACTTCTATACTTAAGAAATTGTCGTGCCTGGCAATTGATGCACATATTATGGACCGGCATCTTCGAACCAGTCTTTGGATCTACAAACTCTGTAGTTAGATTATAAACTTTCTTTAACTCAATTATCTCTTGCTCAGAAAGCTTCGCATGTAGATCCTGATATACATATCCATACTCATTAGTAGTATAGAGTTTCTCTTCCAGTACTTTGGTTATGTTCATGTTCTGTATCTCGAATCATAATTTCGTGAGGGGAAATGCATATAATTCGCTTCCTGTCCGAGAGCCGATCTTGCATTAGTATGGCTCCGAGCAATTGCTTGCACAGCACGAGAACGCATAGTATACGCACCCTCTGTCATAAAGCCAGCCATTGAACCACCAGTATCTATACGTTTCTTAAGTTGTGCATGTCGATAACCAGCCTTAGCAAACTGATAGCCACCATAAGCTATACCAGTAGCAGCAGCGGCAGCCATCGCACCTGGAATTATAATAGGAGCACCAGCTACGCCCATTGCAGAACCCGCCCACGAAGCTGCTACGCCCAGAGGACCACCTCCCATTGCAGAATAAGCGGCACTGCCCAGAACGCCACCAGTCATTAACCTTCCAGATACACCCAGAAGAGAAGAACCAGCCCCCACCGCTCCTATAGTGCCTTTGTAAGCTTTGGCTAAACCGCTATTACTCTTACGAACAAAACTTGGTATAGCCCATTTATCTAACGATGAAGCAACGCCTCCATAAAAAGGAGCAGTACTACCTGAGTTCTTAAAGTGCCCATAAGCTCCGAAAGCAGACATTAAGCCTACATCCCACGCACCATACTCCAATGCACCTTTAAGACCTTCTTCTTTATAGCCAGCATAAACATTCACTGCACTGCCAGCCATACCAGCAGCAGCTAGCAAGTGGCCTGCTGACAGCCCAGTGTCGAGACTAGCATCAAATATAGGCTGACCCATAGAACCCAGTCTCATGCCTTTTCCGAGAAAGTTAAAGCCGCTAATACCTTTCTCTGACATCTCTGCAGCATCTGCACCCGCAGCTAACCACATGCCACGTTTGCCGTACGCACTTAACCTGCTGGCAAGGGTTCCCATTGTCTTTAACATAGATTCTAACCTACTCTTAC